TTAGAACCGTTCAAGTAAACATCAACATAACCAACATCATATGTTGATGCAAATGTTGTCTGTCCAGATGTTGCTGTGTATACAACTCTCTCTGAAGTGCCATTGACAGCAGAGCCAGCAGCGGCCCAAGAAGAACCTGTGTAGACATACATCACATTACCAACAGAGTTCCAATACAGAGCACCTGTTAATAAAGCATTGCCATCATTGTCCACCGATGGTGCTGTTGTTTTACTGCCTAAATATCTATCATCAAAAGCATCATAACTAGCAGCAGCGTTGGTAGCTGCTGTAGAAGCTGTGCTTGCTGATGTAGCTGCATTACCTTCACTGGTAGCAGCGTTAGAAGCTGATGTAGCAGCAGCAGAAGCTGAAGCAGCAGCAGCAGTTGCAGAGCCTAAGATGCCATCAACATAAATCTTAGTGGTAGCATCTTGATTACTAGTTGGATCACCCAAGCCTGTAATCTTGTTAGTACCCATAGCGATAGCACCAGACATAGTGCCACCAGCTTTAGCCAAATTCAAAGCATCAGCAGTGTCTACATATGTCTTAGTAGCTGCGTCTTGATTGGCTGTGGGATCACCAACACCTGTAATCTTGTTTGTTCCCATTGCAATAGCACCACTCATAGTGCCACCAGCAAGTGCTAGTTTAGTTGCAATGGAATTTGTAAGAGTGGTGGATAAGCTTGCATCATTGCCTAAGGCTGCTGCAATCTCATTCAATGTGTCTAATGTAGATGGAGCAGAGGCTACTAAGTTGCTGATAGATGTATCAACATATCCTTTAGTGGCTGCATCCCCTGAGTTGGTAGGGCTGGTAAGATTGGTGATGGTGGCAGCAGTGCCAGCATTCATGTTCAATCCACCATTGATGGTGACATCATTAAAAGAAGATGTACCTGTAGAGGCTGTAACATTACCAGTTAAGTTGCCTGTAACATTACCTGTTACAGCACCAGTATGAGTACCTGCAGTGTTACCAGTGACATCACCAGTAAGATTACCAACAAAGCCTGTAGAAGCCGTTACTGTAGTTCCTGTAATGGCTTGAGCAGAAGAGCCACCAATCACAGTACCATCAATAGTACCTGCGTTAATATCAGCAGTGGCAGCAACTAAAGAAGTGTTAGCTGTAAGTGCAGTGAATGTACCAGCAGCAGGTGTTCCTGTACCAATGGCAGCAGGAGCAGCCCAGTCAGCACCATCAAGCTGGTCCACATTAAGATTGGATACCTTGGTTGTAGAAGCTACAACAAAAGGAGCAGTGCCTGTAGACACTGTAGAAGTGATGGCACTAGAAGCAGATACAGTTGTAAAGTTTGCTGCAGCAGTTGAGCTACCACCAATCACAGCACCATCAATTGTTCCACCATTAATGTCAGCAGTGTCAGCAACTAAGCTGTCAATGTTTGCTGTGCCATCAATGTATAAGTCTTTAAACTCAAGAGCACCTGTACCTAAGTCAATGTCATTGTCTGTTACTGGAACAATAGCTCCGTCTTGGAAGCGTACCTGCTCAACAGCAGCAGCCGCCACCTCAACAAACACACCATGACGATTGTTACTTGTATCAGTGGCAATCTTATTTAATAAGTCAGAGTCACCAATGACAGGAACAGGGTGTCCCTCAGCAGCAGTGCCATCGTGCTTATGTCCAGCACCTACAGCAAACGCATCACGCAGAGCATTAAGCTCATTGTTAATAGGAGCTGCCCGTACAACTGCGGTAGGTACAATATCAGCAGCGGATTGTCTTACATAACCTGTCAAGGTAGTTCTCCTTAGCGTCTGTCATTCATTGAATAATTCAAGACCAAGCCCTGAATTGTATGACTAGCATTCGTATCATTAGTCACATACTTGAAAGCAATGGAGAATCCAGAGCCTTCAATATTTACTTTCTCAACTGGTGATGGATTACCATCAAAGATTGCAGCAGCATCATAAATAGCTTCATTGTAATAAGCTGCTGCACCAGTTGTTGTCATCGAATAGTTAGAAGGATTAAACACATTCTGACTATCATCAAAGTCATAGCTAACACCTAAACTAATAGTAGAAGCTCCTTCACTACGCAAGAAGGTAGTGAAATTATAGAAGTTCTTTCTAATGGTAGGATCTTGGAAATAATAATAAGGTGTTTGATACACACTTAAAATTGTGGAAGAATTAAAAGAACTTCCTGTTTCTTGTTGATGCACCTTACCAGCAGCATCACCATGAATAACAATTTCATCTATCCCTATGTATCCACTAGAAGCACAAGTAGCTGGAAAATCAAAGAGTTGACTAAACTCAAAAGCCACCCCACCCTCAGCAGCCCTCAAACCACCCAATAAACCAAAGGTTCCTTCTGAAGGTATGAACAATCTAAACTGAGACTTCTTACGAATAACAACTGAACTTAGTGTCTCAGGATCAATAGAACCAGCTACCATTTCTTTTAAGATTGAAGTGATGGTAAATTGAATTTGTCTAGAAATTGTTTCTAGCTCCACATCACCAATTTTATTTGTACCTGATATTGGCCTAAAGCCATCTGGTCCTAAGAATACTAAGCTACCGCCAAGTTCTACCACACTATCAGGAACAACACAACCTAAATTGGTTGTCACTTCACTGACAACAAAGTCAGCAATGTTAGTACCTGTCAAACTCTTAATGGCATTCTTACCAAAGATGTACAGCGTATCTCTAAACTGCTTAATCTGAACAATCTCAAAGCCCACATTGATAACAGCAGCACCATTAGCTGGATTGAAGTTTGTCTCACTCAACGGAGAAGAGATGTATAAATTATAAGGATCTGTTACATCACCAGCCAAGAACAAATGGTTGTTAAAGGTAGCAGAAAACTTAGGACTGTTAGGAGCATTGGCATCCGTAATCTGTGTATATGTAGTTCCATCATACACAGCCGCTGGATTGATACCATCTGTCAATACAAACTTAATAGAGTTCCAATTATACCTAGTAAACCTAACCTTCTTAACTCCCACCATCGTAACAGTTCCGGGAGTTGTAATGGCTGACCAAGTAGATGAAGAAGCTACCCACCTATAAAAGTAGTTCGTACCAGCAGAGGGTCTACGACAAGCAAAGATACCATCATTCAAACCCTCAGCTACAAACACACCAAGAACACTACCTGTTCCTGTCACTGTGCCATAGCTATTAGCATATCCACTAATCCGTCTATAGCCACCAGAAATAGCTGGCTCATAATTAATAAGTTGCGTTGCAGATCCGGGATACATCTCACCCTGAGTTAGTACATCCCTATTGGTGTTCATACCACCAATACAAGAAACCTTAAAGCCACTTATTCTATCTGCCATTAAAACACTCTTGGATTGTAAGAAGGCTTAACAATCATTGTTGAACGCATGTACAAAGGCTCATCTAACAAAAGCCTACGCATTGCTTTAATTCCTGTTTCAAACTTCTCTTTATATATAGAAGCCCCCTGCTCATTTGATCTAAACATAAGCATATAGAACATAGCACCATCAATTAGTACACCAGTAAATCTATCAGGAACAATACAAACATCTGTAGACTCTACCAGTTCAGCAGGGAAAGACCAATACTTATACTCCACTTGATAAGCCTGATCCGGCAGTGGAGTGATACCAAACTTAGACTCTTGTGTTTGATAAACAGCAATGGAAGGACCATAGCCTCCAGTGCCATTAACATCCTCACCGGGACGATAGTTGTCTAAGTAGTCAGTGTATGTAAGAACAGGTAAACGAGCTGGATCATTATCTGCTGCTGTTAGCCTCTTGAGATAGAAGCTCTCCCAATCAACACTAGACAAAGTAGAAGGAAAGGAATATGTTCCTGTCCCTACTGTCAGTGTCTGTGTATTAGTAACAAGAGAAAAAGGCCACTCTTGTGCAGAGTGCATCAATTCTCTAATGGATGAATTGATAGCATTCTTAGCTAGAGACTGGACGTTTCTAGCTCCATCGAATTCGGTGGTGTCCAAGACAACCTCACCCATTCTTCGTAGCAATTCATTCGTTAAAGAAATGTATGTAGACATAATTTTTAAACAATAAAAGGGAGAGGCGGTTAAGCCCCTCCCTGCATCAACTAGCTATTAAGCCAGTTGCTCACGGTCTACAGAAGTAGGACCAACACGGTCTTGTGCGTCAACGATGACAGCAAAGACACGGATTGAACCAGCACTCAATGTAGTGGTTTCAGTAACCAACAGCAAGTCCAATGTGTCGGCAGCTCCAGACACGATAGGATAA